CGACCCAGTGGACGGTTCTTAAAGTGGCTCAGACTCTCATCTTCAACCAGGACAAAGGTAGTCTATAGGGTTTTTATGAAGTTGTCAAGTGTTATACTGCGGTTGTAATACCGAACCAGTTACCTTTTAGTCTGACTTCTAATCTGTCTGTTGTTGAATTATAAATGATTGCTCCACTCTGAATACCAGCAGTTGTCATAGTATTACGTTGAGTGGTTGTCATTGTTGGTGGAACAAATGCGCCAAATCCACTGTGATTATTTGTATATGTCGCAACACCACAGAAAGTTGTTGCAGCAACAGCAACTTTTAACTGAGATGCAGTTATGTCATAAACAATTCCACCAGATGTAAGTCCATCTGGTGTTGCTAAGTTTGCTCTAGCATGTCCTGCCCAATTTCCAGCACTAGGACCAGCAACATTAGGGTTCCACAATTGACTTACATAGTAAATATCTGACGTTGATAATCTTGGTGGTATAAAGTAAGAGCTATTTGCACTATTGCCATATCCAACATCAAATGTAGATCTAATGTATAGTGTATTAAATCCAACTTTACATAGATTATTATTGATAAATTGTAGACCCATTCCAATATTTTGTGCTCCAGTTAAACCTGGCCAATTTCCTGTTTCACTAGATGCAAGTGAAGGATGAACTGCAATATAATCTTGAGAAATGATGTTAATGCCACCAGATCTTATTTGTATATCACCATAACCAGAGAATGGGAGAATGCCATTATTTGGAATAGTTGTTTGATAGTTTGCTAATAAAGTTTGATTTCTAGGATCAAAAAATCCTGTCGTTACACCAGCAACATAATCATAATAAATTTTTGACGTAGCAAATCCAAGATCGGCATTTCTTAAAGTTGCTGGGCTGTAAATGTTTAATGGACTTGCAAAACCAGATGTTCCAATATTAACTCCACCAAAGAATGTAGTAATACCAATAAAAGATGAGACACCAGTTGCATTAAATGTACTTGTAACTTTTAACTGATTAAATGTTGATAATCCAGATTGAGTGTTAAAGTTTTGAGTTGTTGAGAATGTAGATAAACCAGTAACTGTGATGTTAGAGAATGTTGAAAGACCTGCATTTATACCAGCATCTAAGTCTAATCTACCTCTAATTTTGGTATTACCATTCACCATCAATGAATATTGAGTGTCTGTTAATAATGGAACACTTTCATTGATAGACACTCTGCCGTCATAATTTAGATTTAATAATACTTTCGCATCAGAACCAGTTTTGAAGAAATATCCTCCAGTTTGAGTTCCAACTACAGCACCATTTCCTTTGTGAGTATGGAAATTAACTTCCCCAGAACCGTTATTATCAAGGTCTAAAACTTGTGTAAGTGGATTATATCTAATTCTCGCAGTGTTATTTCCACCCAATGCTTGTGAACCAAGACCGATATTTGCACTTCCTTGTTTAGAAATAACTTCTAATGTGGTTGTAGCATCTTTTACGATTGCAAAATCAGAGGTAAAGGTATCAGTTCCGACTCCAAGAGTTTCTACTCTAATCTTGTTTAGAGTCGTTATACCAACAGATCGATTAAGGTTAGAAGTAATTAAATCTGGTAATCTCGCATCATTAATTGTTCCAGTTGTAATATTTGCACCATCGTAAAGATTTAAGGCAGTAGTTGCAATACCAACTAATCTTCCATCAAATCGTATTGCAGTTACAATGCCACTACTACCATTTAATGATATGGCATTACCTACGTCAAGTTCTGCACTAATCGTTGTAAATCCAGTAACATTTAACTGCTGAGTTGTAGTTACACCTGAGATTTGAGCATTATTTGCTACTCTAATATTTCCTAATGTATCAATAAAGAATAATTCATTATCAGAACCTGAAAAATAATTTGAGAAGTAGTAAGAAGATGTACCACTTACACCTGCTCTAAAATATTGAGTAGTCCCTACTTGTTGAATGTTTCCTGTATTATTAAATTGTATTTGACCTGGTGTAATATAAGTTCTTGATGTACTACTTAAAACATCAACTGAACCAGCATTTCCTGCAGATGAACTACCAAAAATTCCAGCTGGTGCTGCTCCAGTAACAGTTAATGCATTGGATTCAAGTCTTCCAAAAACTGTTGCACCATAACCTGTGGTTTCAAATTCTTTGCTATTATCATAATATAGTGCAACTGATCCATCTTGAGTGATTGTAATTGCAGTTTCTGCGGCAAATCCAGATGCTCCAGTAGCAAAAGTATAATCTTTGGCACGAATATAAAAATCAGTATTTGTTCCACTAAACTCATTACGGGTGGAACCGGAATTATAGTATAATTTTGCTGTCTGGGATGAACCACCAAGTATTAAACCCGTAGATGCAAGATTATATTCACCTAAAATAACATCACTTTGGAAAGTAGAAAGACCCGTTACTGTTAAGTTTGTTGCACCAATTCCACCTCTAACATCTAATGTTCTTGTCGTAACTGTTGTACCAATACCAACATTACCGTTAAAACCAATCAAAAATGCAGTTGAACCAACACCAACTTGTAAAGGACCCAATGAAACGGGTAAAACTCCATCAGTAAAAGGCCCTTGATAAATGTTAAATGATGTTGAGAGTGTTCCAGCATTTTTTACCCAACCATCAGTGGCAATCGCAATGACATTTGCTAGTAAAGCACCATCACCACGGTAGGAAACTGCACTAATAATTCCAGTCGTTGGGTTAAAAAATACACTACTCCCAACAGTAACTAAAGATTGAAATGTAGATGCCGATGATACTCTTAGTAATGTTGATTCTAGTAATCCATTAACTCTCGCAGTACCATAAACATCTAGGGGTCTGTTTGGTGCCGACGTTCCGACACCAACATTTCCTCTTCCATCTACAAGGAACTTATCATTATCAACCTGTACACCACTTCTGAAATTAAAAGACTTCCTATAATTTGCCATCTTCTATGGTTTTTAGTTATTTATCTTGTAATTTTTGCTCTAGTTTTTCAACCTTTGCAGTTAACTCTTTAATTGATTCAATAAGAAGTGGAACTAACTTATGGTAATCAACTGCAAGATAACCATTATCTCTTTCAATCACCGCTTCTGGTAGAACTGCTTGAATCTCTTGTGCGATTACACCAACATCATTACCTTCTTTGCCAGATTGTTCGTTCCAAGTATAAGTATTACCACTAATTGAGATAACTTTAGCAAGAGGATCATTAATTGGAGTAATGTTATCCTTTAATCTTTGGTCAGAAGTATAGAATGCTGTAATATCACCAGTTACTCTTAATTCACCGTCAACAGTTGCAACAGAACTGGTCATTGTCAAGATATCATTATATGTTCCACCAGAATCTTTAACATTGAATGCTATTGATCCACTATTTGTGGTGTTGTAAATACCAAATATTCCATCACCACCACCATTACTACCAATATCACCAACACCAATTCCAGTAGTTGTGTGAGTTAAACTTAAACTATCTGCAGCAAGTGATCCAGCAATTAATGCAGTTCCTTGAACGTGTAATTTATTATTAATAGTTGCGGTTCCAATACCAAGATCACCATCACCATCGAGGATCATTTGATCCACATTATTCATTCTGAATCTAATATTTTTAGTAGATGGTCTATTAATATAGAGATCAGTATCACCTACTCTTGAAATGAAATTATAATCATTATCAGAAGTGCTGCCATTTAAAGTAATACCATTATATCCAGCATAAACCTCACCGATTCTGACAAATCCCAATCCACCTTTAACATCTAATTGTTCTTGTGGGGATGTTGATCCCACACCGACATTACCACCACCTGTAATTGTGATAGTAGGATCTGTAGTATCTTGGTGACGAGCAGTAAGTTGAAGTTTATTGTCTGCTGTAGTTCCGTCTGCTCCAGCATCAAAGTAAATTGAACCTTTGTTTCCGATACTACCATTATCAGATCTTGCCATAAATGACAGAGATGCTGGTTCACCAACACTAATGTTTTCAATTAAACCAATTTCATCATTGGCAATATGAGTATGTGCGGCAAAGATGTGGAATCTCTTTGTTGGATTCGTGGTTCCGATGCCAACATTTTGATTAATAATTAGATTCTTAGAAATTGCGGCGCCACCAGCAACACTTAAAGCAGAAGATGTGCTTCCAAAACCAACTGCCTGATTAGTGCTAGTTGAGTTAATAACACCAAATGTTACGTTATTTGCAACTAAATTATTGGCAGTTAATGTGCCACCAATACTTACATTCTTTGCAATACCAACACCACCTGTAACCACCAAAGCACCACTGGTAGTAGAAGTAGAATCAGTTTCATCTCTAACTGTAAGAAGGTGTCTGATTAAGACTGGTGCAGTAAAGTTAGTTTCCCCATTAATGTTAAGTGGTCCATCAAATTGAGAAAGAACGGTATTTGAACTACCACCTTCAACAACAATTCTTTCTTTTACAGTAACTTCATCAAATACAACACTTAATCTTGATGCATTTTCACCAGTAATTGTTGGTGTTGGAATATCATAAGTAACAATTACCCCACTTGCAGCAGATGACTTAGAGTTTCCTTGGAAAGAGTCACCTCTGTTGTTCATACCAGTATAAACAACAATACCACCTCTCTTCTCCTGAGATTGTGCAAGGAATTCTTCTCTTTCGGATAGAGATCTAATTTGAACTTGTGGTAAACCTGTTGAGTAGTTTCCAGGTCCATAACCAAGATATTCAAATGTATGACCCGAAGCTCTCATTGTCGTGGGTCTACGAATCTCCAGAGGAACTGGATCGATTTTTCTAATAATTGATCCAACATCATGAGATACTTTTCTCGTAGCAAGAGAACCACGTAGAACCGTAATTTCATCATTATTTGTTCCACCAAGAGTGTTACTTGCCACTCTCATGATTTCATCATCAATTTGAATGTAAGACCCGTAAGAGAATCTTGATGTCGTTCCTATTCCAGGGGAAGGTACACTAATTCTAATTCTTGTGTCATCAGTAAATCCAACAACATAAGCTACCTCCTTATCAAGAATGAAGGTTGATCTTGTGCTTAGATTTTCTAGTGTTGAGTCTGATGAACCATCATTTGATGCAAAACCATGCTTTAATGCAAACGATGCCGTAGTAATTCCTGAAGTAAGAACATTAAATGTGTTGACACCAACTCTTGAATTGACAAAATAGTCTCCAAGATTATTATTACTGCTATCAAGAAGTCTAATCTTATTCCCTGCTACCAGACCATGAGCAGATGAACAAGTAAACGTTGTGATTCCTGCACTTGCATTTGATGCTAATGAAGTTATCGAAGCAGAAAGACCAGTTAATAGTAAATATTGACCGACTAATGGGGTTGGATCTCCAGCAGTTCTGGCAATTGCAATTCTATTTGGTGCTGGAATACTGGTGATGCGATAATAACCATCTGCGGTAGTGCCAATACCAGTTGTTTGAATGACTTGTCCTAATGATGTTGAAATTCCACCAGCAGTAAGATCCAACGATACATTAGTTTGAGCACCATTATTACCAATTACACTTTCATCTAATTGATATGTTCCAGTTGTATATCCTGAACCAGGGTTAGTAATTTGAACGGAAGATACATTTGTGCTGCTGTTAACAACAACGGTTGCAGTTGCACCTTGCCAAGTATTTGTTATAGTACCATCTTTTAGAACCTTAACGTTGTAATATGTTCCGGTTTGATACCCAACACCACCAGTAGTAATGCCAACAGAAATAATACCACCAAATCCATGGTTTCTATCAAAACTTAAAGTCGCAATTCCAGTAGAACTTGTAACAGTGGTAATACCTAAACCAAATCCAAAAGACTTAGCAAACTTATCAGTTGTTTCTCTAGTTAAACTATGCTTTTGATCATTTGTAACAACTTTACCTAGAGGTGTTCTTAATGCATATGATTTTGTCGATGGTGGGTTATCATTGATGTTGTCTCTATCTAACTGGGGATAAAGGTCAACAACGTTTTGAGTATAAGTGCTATCTGTAAATTCTTCTTCTACGGTGTTTGATGCATTTAATGCAAATAAATGATAAACACCATCTTTTTGCCCTTCAATATAATCAGAAATGACTACACTTCTGTAGATAATAAAATTATCCTTAACGTCATTTCTCTCAAATCTTGGCCAAGATGTATTTTTAGTTGTTGGGAATGTTGGGAATGTAGAAACCCCTGCAGTAATTTGATATGTAAATGACATATCATTTACTACAGATTTGACATCATACTTGCCATTATAACCATACCCAAATTCACCAAATGGGTTTAGAATAGAATCCTTAATACCGTAGATTTTAACGTCATTACCAACATTAAGATTGTGTGGTTTTTCAGTTTCAACCGTTACTGTATAGACACCATTAACAGCTGCAGACCTTGAACAACTTGAAATAAATCTTGGATTTTTGTTATAGTTGTAATCAGAAGAAGTTAGATTTCTCGTAGTTGGTAAGATAAAGTCAGTATCATTTCTTACACCAGTAAAACTACTCTCTTGTATAATAAAACCAGGTTCTGGTGCTTTTGCACCTAAAAGTTCTTTTGGAATGACAACTCTAAGTTTGTAAAGTCTTTCATCTAAACTTCTTGTATCTGGAATTCTCTTAATATAAGATGCATCTGTTCTGATTTGATAACCACCGACACCAAGAGAACTTAATGTTGAGTAAATTGTATTATTTGTAGATTTTACATTGATATACCACTGTTTCTTGGTGTTATCAAACTGAACAGGGTGACCAAGATCACCAGCTTGCTTATCATGAACTCTACTAAGAATTTTTAACTTTATTCCGCCGTATACTGTTACTGGAACTCCCAAACTTGCATCTGCTTGAGATGTTGCAAGTTGAACTTCTGTTGATTGTAACGTTACTCCATCTGTTCTTGTTGCATTAATTGCAGATGTAATGACATAATAAACCGTATGTTCTGTAATATTTTCTGGTAGGTCACCATCTATACTTTGAATTGTAACTTTCTCTGCATTTTCAAGAGTGTGGGCACCACTTAAAACAAATCTATTATTACTTACTTGACTTACAGTATATTCTTTTGCACTTGAAGTAACTCCATCTGACATAACAATGTCAGCAGAATATTCAACCTTATTAATTGTTGCATATAATTTATCATTTACGGCACCACCAATGCGATATCCTTGAGTTAGAATTGGTGGTACATTATCTTGAGAGTTGAATCCAAATAGATATATTTTATTTCCAGATGGGTTGAAAGTTGGACTCGTTGTTACTCCAACATCAATTGCCTGCCAGTCAACGGTTTTTGGTGTACCAGTAATTGCTTTTGGTGTGACAACATTTGTTAAGAATAAATTATTATCTTTATCAAATGCCTTTGCTCTAAATCCATCTCCATTCAAGGAGATTTGACCAAAGTTGGAGTTGGAGTTTGTGATGCTATAGTCTGCACCAGATTCACCATCAAAATGTTTCGCAAATCCAATCGCAAAAACAGAAACAACCTGAATGAATGAATCATTAGATGCTTTAATATGAGAGGTTTCCCATCCTTTTCTGTAAATTGCAGAAGCATCTAGGTGATATGCGGTTCCAGGATCTGTTGATGATGATCTAGAAGATAGTTCTGCTCCTGTTACCTTAGATACACTAATACCAATATATTTTCTTGAGTCTTGGAAATATTTTACAAATGCACGGTCGTCTTTTTGTAGAGAAACACCAGTAAACTGAGCAACAACCATTGAACGGAAACCTGATGCCTTGCTACCATCAGCGTGCATACCGTTCATACCCCATACAGAACGTAAGGAGATATTAAAGATATATGGAGAAGCACCAGAAACAGTATCAGTTTCAATAACAACTGTTGCTGAAGAAATACTACCATTTAGATCAAGATCTCGTCTTGCATTTGGAATCAGGTAAGTAAATCTAGTGTCACTTAAAACTGTCTGAACTTTTGTTGAAATATTATAATCAGTAGGAACTACGTTTCTAATTTTAATAGGTGTCCCTTCGTTAAATTCGTGAGGAACAGAAGTTGTGACAGTAACTAAATTACTTCCAGAAGAACTAATACTGATTGAGGCAAGTGGAATTACGTCACTATCAAATGCACCTACAATTTCCCATTCTGGACGTTGTTTTGCAAATCCACCTGCATCTGCTGGGTATTTCTGATCGATTTCTCTAGTACCAGCACTAGTGCCATATGCATTCGATAACTTGGCATAGTACATATCCAGGTCAGTAAGACCCGTATTACCATATTTGTTTACGCCATCAACATATTCAAAACAAGTTAGTTTATGGTGAGAAAATGTTGGTTTTGCAGTATCAGTAAAATCAGTTGGGTTAGTATATGCTAATTCAGTTTCTCGTGCATCAAAGAATGAAAACTGCCATAAGTAACATGCACCAGTTACTCTAAAAATAGCAGACTTTGCGGCAGATGGATCTGTTGGGTTTGGGATATATTTTGGTCTAACCTTTGTCTTTCTTAAGTCAAGACCAACAATAGATACACCTCTTGGTACAATAACACCACCGTAGATGCTATTGAATTTATATAAAATGTTATCAACTTGTGTCAAATCAAAGTTTGATGACAGTGATAAACCTAATGCCGACGATGCTGTTGGATTGCTGCCACTAATACTCTGATCTGGTGCTACAACTTTTGCCGTTCCACCATCATTATAAAGTCTAAAACCAGGTCTATTATCAATTAAATGCTCACCAGGTAATAGTAAAATAGTCGTTTTTTCTGTAATATCATTATCATCACCCTTTACATATGAAAATCTTGCTGCCTCTAAAAGTGCCCTTTGAATTGTTTTAAAAGGTCTCGCAAGTGAATTTCCCTGATTATCAATACTATCAGTGGAATCAAGATCACTTGGACTTACATAAAGAATACGCCCATCAGTATTCTTTATAAAATTATCTAACTTATTAAGAGGCATTTTATTACGACTTTTAATTGTTTTCTATCTTTTATTTATGAAGTCAAATCTTCCTCGTCATATTCAAATTCAATATCATCAGGCATATCTTCAGGGTTCTCTAACTCAACTGGGAAGAAACAAGGGTGTACTTCTTCATCTATCAAGTAGAAAGAATTTCTATACAAATCATCTGGTTCAAATGATCTGTTCTTATCTGCTTCTCTACAAAGATCCTGATCATACAAATGACCTTCTGGCATTTCATCAAACGTAAAAGGTATATGATTGATGAAATACATTTTCACAATCATACTGCCATTATTGTACCAGCAGTATGCAGAATCGATACGATAAGACATAGGAAAAATTCCCATATCTTATATTTATTTTCAGTAGGGCGAGGGGGAATCGAACCCCCACGGGAATACTCCCAGCAGATTTTAAGTCTGATACGGCTACCAGTTACGTCACCGCCCCGTGTATGGGACCATTATAACTCAGAGAGTTGTAGTGGTCAAGTGCTGGTTGTCGGGATCGAACCGACCTGTCTTGCCTTATGAGGGCAGTGCTTTCGCCAGAGAGCTAAACCAGCTATTTTATATTCAACGCTCGATAAGTAGGAGTTAATGAATGACAGTTAGGGCATAATACTCGAAGATTGTCTTTACTAGCATTCTTCCTATTACCATCAATGTGGTCGATTTCTAGTGTTGTATTTCCAGAAACTGGATTGACACCTGCCCAACTACATTGAGAGCATTTGTATCCTGCTTCTTCTAGCAAATGTCTTCTAACATAACCAGAGAGTGAATTACCCCTTATTATACCAGATTTTGTGCCATTCAACCATTCAGTGATATATTCACGATCTTGGTTGTCTTGCTGACATTTACGAGAACAGTATTTACCTGTCGATTGTGACGGCATATACTTAAAGTTTTTTTCACAAGATAAACACTTACCAATCATTGAACTATAAGTTAGAACAATAGTATTTATACGATTGTTCTAACTAATGGGAATGCTGGGACTTGAACCCAGTTCTACCGCTTATAAGGCGATGGCCTTAACCCATAGGCGACACTCCCATAAAAACCCTGAAGATCAGGGTGCTTCGTCGTGCTCAGTGTGTATTCGCACAAAGTCATCATCCGCAGGTATCATCACAGCAGCTCTACCTTCTTCATCCACAATTCCTAACGTCTCTCCATTCTCAACTCTTTTGATTAATTCATCCCATCGTTCTTGAAATTCTTCCACGGTAAAAATTTCCATTTTGGATATTTATAAATCAGAGAGGATTGGAATATGCAAGACAATCATCACTGACTTGATCACGAACAACTTCTAGTACATTCATGAATTGATCTACGGTCTCACACTCCACAACTCGTTCGTTACCTTCACTCGAATACAAATAGAACTTACGTGCCAAAGTATCGACAACACAACGACTCAGGATTTCTTCGGTGGGCATTGGGTGATTCATTTGATTACCCCCATATTATAGGGGGTCTTGGTCCTGGTGTCAAGGGGGTCTTAGGAAAAACTTTGAACTGCAGCAATTGCCGATGTATTTTTAGTTTTTCTTGCGGTAACTCTTTCTCTTAAATTTTTACATCCCCAATTTTGAAGTTCTTTCTCTTTTTTTGTATTTTTTACGGCATTTAAATTCGTTCTATTTACTGCAGCATCTCGTTGTGCTCTTAAAGATACAATTTGTGCTTGAAGTGCTGTAATTGAATTGGCAATTGATACACAAGTTGCACCAGGTACTGTTGCTCCAGTATAGTAAACATTAGGGACAGTTGAAATACGTCTGGCACTGTGATCTGTCGTTATTCCAGACACATCAAATCTTCCTTGACTTGTAACTAATGATCCACCATCATCTTGCTTTACATTTTCATAACCATATCCAGCATAAGATGTTGATAGTGTTACAGTATCATCCGGATCAAAGGGATCTTCTGCGGCAAAATTTTGATTTGGTCCAGACATACTTTGAAATATCTTTAATGCATCTCTATCTTGATTGATTACGGTATAAGTGGCAAGATCTGTAGTTACTCCCGAACATATTGTATTACCAGGCAATGTGGTGCTGCAAGCAACTCCAGGCCAGCAGTTTCCACTAGTTGCTTGTGCAGATAACGTTGCAATTTGAGATTTTAATTCATTAATCTGTGCATTGAATGATATAATTGTATTATCAGGAATTGCACAAAACTGTTGAAGAGTTTTGACATCATCCTCAATTTGCTGTTCAACTTTTCCAACTACACTCTCATCATATAAACCACTATCTTCTTCTACTTCTTCTTTTGACCAAGTTCCATTAGCATTTTGAATGATGTTCACTTTCATCATCTTTGTTGGTGCCGTAACATCAGATTGTTTATCAAAGACACCGTTTAATTGATTTTGCTCATTCTCAAAAACTTTAAGAGCATTATTTCTTAAATTTTCATCCATTTAATTGAATCATCGTAATAATTTTTATTTATTTCCTTCTAGGTCTGTTATTCTTTGCTTTAGTTCTTCAATTTGTTGTTGTTGTTCTTTAATTGCTTCAATTAAAACAGCTGTTAAATTTCCATATTCAACAGTTTTTAAATCTTCATTTTCTATTTTTTCTCTAACAACAACTTCTGGAATAACTTTTTCAACTTCTTGAGCAATAAGTCCAATTGCAATATCTTGTTTTTTTGCTCTACCAGGTACGACATCAGGATTCCAACTAAAAGAAACTCCTCTTAAACTTAATACTTTTTCAAGAGAATTTTCTAAATTAACAACGTTGGTTTTTGATCTTTGATCTGATGGGCACGGAGCACAAATAGTAGATCCGTTGTAAAGCCATGCACCTTTAAGTTTTCCTGCAGGTGATTTTAAATCCATTGTGAATGCGTTTGCATCAAATTTTGGAGCAACTGTACTCCACTCAGGAACTGCGGCAGCTTTAATTCCATTAAGTTCAGAATTAACACCATTATAAGATATGTCTAATGCTCCAAGAGAAATGTTTGATCCAATTTTGATGTCAGATCCAAAACAATTTCTAATACCAGTTAGTTGTTCAAGTCCAATCGTATTAATTGATAATGGTGAAGTTGCTGAAGGACCGACTACCAATGAAGCAGCAAAAGGAGTTGCCATTGCACCTTGACCACAGTGCAATTTATGAATTGATGCAGTTCCAGGTTCCCAAAATCCTTTTGGAATTACAAGTGCTCCACCAACTAGAGGATTAAAAACATCTAATGTACCAACATCTAGAGTATCAAAAGCCATAAATTCTCCTTATTTGCAACTAAGTGCGATTCCATCAATTAGATCCTTAACTGGACCTGGAATAAAATTTCCTAAAACACCAGCAAGTGGTGATCCTTTACTTATATCCTTACATAACATGTAAATAATACCATCGGCATTGAAAGTGATTGAATCTGGAGTTGACATGCAGATTTTTGCACCACCCAAAGTCATTTGCTCTCCAGCAGTCATGGTAATTGCTTCGTTTGCTTTTACCATAAATGAACCATCATTGCCATCTCCAATGGTCTCAATGAAAATATTCTTTGCTTTTAACTTAATATTTCCATTCTCGGCAATAATTGAGATATCACCTTCCTCAACAATAATTGATTTGGTTACGTTCTCTTTTTCTTTTTGTTTTCGATCATCTCCAGGTTTTTGTCCTTTGATGATCTCATGAGAAGTTCCACGAACTATTTCACCCTTGTTTCCATCCTTGGTATGAGTTTGATTATACCCATTTGTTAATGAAACAGTGTATTGAAGTCCTGGATCTTTTTTCTTCTCTGCTCCTGGACCAAAGAATACTTTTCCGTATGGGTTATCACTAAGTAACCATTCTGGTTTTGACATATTTTACCTCACGCAATCAATAACTCTGATGATGTTTCTCTGCCCAGTTTGAGTTGTTGCTCCAAGTTCATCATCTGTGGCAACTCTACTTTTAACAGTAGCATCTCGACGTGTCGTTGGATCTAGAACCCTTCTACTTCCTGAGTCGATAGAAATATTTGGAGTTGCATTAGGATCTACTTGTTGTGTACCATCACCAGGGAGTGGATTGACTCTAATAATTTCAAACACAGGTTTAATCTCGACTCCAGCACCAGCATCACTATTTATTTCTATTTCAGGGATGTCCGTAATACCACAAATTCTGTTTGAAAGTTGTATGTCAATAATTTGTCCAGATTCTGTCATTTTAACAACTGCCTTAAGACCTTCAAGATTGGGAGTGATCTTAACAGTATCAGTTGGTTTATATCCAATACCTGTTGAAAGAATTTTAAATCCAGATAAACAGACGTTGTAATCATTAACTCTTGTTCTGGTTGGATCAGGATCTATTGGTTCATCAAATTCATTCAATCCTGTTGGTTGACTTACATATCCAGCACCTGAATTTACAACTACAATGTTAGTAACTTCTCCATCATCATTAATTTCTGCATATGCCGAAGCGTAATTTCCATTCTCACAGGGATCTAATATCGTGACAAAAGGAGGACTGCTATAATTAGATCCACCAAAGACCAGATCAACTCCAACAATTCTACCAATTCGATCTACTACGGCATTACCAATCGCACCAGATCCACCACCACCAAAGATTTCAACTGATGGAGGACCACATCTAAATGGTGCCGTATCACATTGAGTGATGCTATCTGGAATTGTGCCATCATATTGCCCTAGTGTTCCACCAAAAATTGGTAGATCTTTTGTCCATCCAGTTGCACCTTCAATGATTTGAGAATCGGATGGAATTGGTAAGAAGTTATTAAAATTGTCAATATCCTGTTGATTTGGACCGTCCTTCAGAGGATTACCTATGAAACTTTTAACCTGCGGACAGTTTGGCTTTGCACACAAGAATGATTCAAATCCAAGAATAAAATCAAGTGCCTGGAAGACTGATCCTGCAATTTTACCAACACCACCTAGTACATCATTGATTTGATCAAGTATAGGACCGATTGCCTTATCAATATCTGATGCTAACTTATTGATTAGAGAATTTGTCCACTGTTCTGCAGCACAAAAAGGAATATTAACAACTTTACCAATGAGTTCAAATAAGAAATCACCGACCATTTGTGCCAATCCCTTGACAATATCTTTGAACTTACAAAAAATTGTATCGACGACTTTTTGTACGATAGTATTCTTAATTGCCTTGGCAACTGTTGGTATAAGAATATCGAGGAGATCTTGTATACCTGCTCTGATTTTTCCGATTAGATAGTTTCTCAATCTCTGAATAAGAATTTTAAGAATAGCAGCAATAATACTTCCAGTGTTACGAATCAAACTACTGATCTGACCAATTTTATTGATTGTTCCATTAACATATAGTTGACCGTACTTTTTAATCTTCTTGAGAGTTTTGAAGAAACTGAGTAGTGCGGTATTGATTCCAGCAAGTTCTGATGTTCCGCAAGGATCTGGTTGAACTCTTTCCTTTTGATACGTTTGTAGAGCTTCTTGGAATGCTGTTGAATTGATATATTCTTCACACTTGGGAGGATCTACATATCCAACTCCCTTGTCAGTTTGTAATGTTTTACATGCTGCAGATTTTCTCTTTGCTTTTTCTTTGTCAATTGAATCAAGAATATTTTGAGTTGATTTAAACAGTTCTTGCTGCTCTGGAGTCCAGGTATCACTACCTTGCTCATTTAATTGTGCAACTACATCATTATTACCCTTTGCAATTCTATCAATTGTTTCGTCCGAAACATTTGCCCATACAGGATCTGGTTGAATTGGAGTATCTGGGACAAATACTGATGGTTGCTCTGAATACGTTCGTGCATTTGGACTACTAGCAATTTTTCGTCTAATACGATTTGCTATGTCGGCACTCATCTCACCAACAATTCTTTCATTAGTTTGTTCATTGATTGCAATATATGCAGATCCATCAGAACTTACTTTTATAGTTGTTGGTTTTCCTTCAAGATCAAGTCCAGTAAATGTATTTCCAGCAAGATCTGTTCCTGGTCTTGGTTTTCTGGGTGGTGATACTGGTCCTTGAGTTACATTTACTCCAGCAGGAATTGAAACCTTTTTTTGTGTTGGTATGTTTGGTATCTGACCTTTTGATTCTATTTCTTTAACTACATCATAATTTTCTACAAACGTTGCCGTATAATTATCAGGTCCAAGTAAATACCACTGTGGTTTATTTTCTACTTGAACGTATATTTTTCCACCAATTACTTTAGTTTTGGTTACGTTATTTACAGACATTTATATTTTCACCTCCTTATTCTGATATTTATGGGTCATATTATCCTCTCCCAGCTGCTCTATTGGCATAGAAAGTTGCGGAAGCATCATCTCCACGAAGTGTTGCTTCTTTACTCATTTGTAGGTTAAAAGCAGTTTCCTGCATTTTATTAAAGGTTGCGAGAGTGGAAACAGGAATATCTCGGTCTTTATAAGTATAATTTGTTTTGTTTCCATCAGCATCAATAATAGTAACAGTTTTTGTCCCATCTGGACTTTCTGTGATTATAGGTTCTTTTGGAATTCCACTTTCTGATACATTTTTGGATTGGGGATCTTTAGTTGCTCCAGCAATTTCTTCCTTTGTCGGTTGTGCTGGTCCTTTTGGTTTTGTATCATCACCAATGATCTGATGAGCTCCAGGAGTTAATCCAGAATTGAAACGATCTACCCTTTTGAATTCTGTCGTACCATTTTTAGATTCTCGTATGTCAAATTGAGTTAGGTTATTACCAAATACATGAACGACTGCTGGAATCTGTTCACTCTCATCCAAATAACATGCCATGACCCATTCACCACCCCACAATCCACAAGAACCACCATTCAAGTTACCATGAGAAGTTGATTTTAAAACAATTGCCCAGGGTAAGTTTTCGTCTTTTACTTCATTCATACTAGGATGCTTTCCAGGTATTCGAATTCTAACTCGATCTCCATGGGCATCTTGCCACTTTGCATTTTTCACATGCTGATTTTGACCAGGAGCAACTTGGGCAATAAAGAATTTATTGATATTGACCGTTGCTAAATTATTCATTACTTGCTTTTATTTGTATATAGACCGTAAGTGTCACGAACTAGTGTCATTGATGTAAAAGATCTTAAAGGATCAAAATGATGACACAAATTGACAATCAAATATTTTCCACTGTTGACCGGATCACCAACTCCCTGAGTTTTCTTTCCCTGTGACACAATCTCAAAGTCACATTGAATTGTATTACCTGCTCTCAGATTTGGATTGCATGGAACTTGAACTTGAATGATCTGAGTGAATAGCAGATTATATCTCATTGTTGACTTTGCTTGCCATTCCTTTGGATCATTATTTGGATCGTCTTTTATTTTAGAACTCAGAACTCCAATGTCTTTAATATGAAAATGAGTTCTTGTATAAGAATCTAATTGTGGAACAGATAGATTTTTACCTAATGATTTTTCAAGACCATTATCCGTTAACTTATAAATTCCCTCTTCATAACTAAAAGATTGAGGATCCCAAAAAATATTACGACTTTGATACACTCCAGACTTAAGTGCCGTGATTAGATCTTCTCTTTTAATGTCTGACTTAAGTGCAATCTTAAAGTCATTTTCATCATTCTCCACACCAGATCTTAAAACATCTGTTCTATAATAAGTTTCAACTGGTGGTTGAGATACTAAGTCATCAATTGCTCTAAAATTAAATCCATCTCTGGTTTCATAGAAAAAATATCCAGGGTTCCCTCTTCCTGGTACAGATTTTGATGCTAGACTGCAAATGACATCAAACACATGACGAGTATTTCCAATGAATGAATATGAATTTCGAGTTGGTGTTTTAGTTGCAAGTTTTGTTTTCAGATAATCAGCAACTAATTTTTCTACAGTATTTGTGATATTACCCGAGTATGGTTTAAAAATTGCGGTCTCTTGATTTAGTACGGCAGATTTTGAAACCAAATTCATGACAATTGCTTCACGGTTTGATTCTTGATTTGGATTGATCTGCTTATCAAATACCAAAGGATTATTAGTAAAATCAAGAGTTCCTAGTTTTGATCTGATTTTAAAGGATACATTTACATCACCATTCAGAGGAAGTGCAGAACTCAGTGTTCCAAATCTTGTTTGCTTATCAAAAGTTTTATCATAGGTAGTAGCACCACCAACATCCATTAAAGATAAAACTGCAGTAATATTTGGTGATAACAAACTCTCGTAGTAATCAAAACTTGTTACTCTGGCACCATAAGGATCCTGACCAGTAATATCTACTCTCTTACCATTTTTTTGAATCTCAAAAAGTTCATATGCTGATGCCTGTGCTGCATTTGCCATTTATCTTATAATCTCCATATTTCTGGTAACTTCTGTCTTTGTGGTGATGAACTGGATGCCTGTTGCATTGGGACTGGATATGGAAATGGTACAAAAGTTTCTACTGGTTGTACCGCATAAATGAACAGTGATTGATTTCCACGACTACTTGTATTATTTAATAGTTTTCTGTTACCACCTCCACCAGGTCTTTCTAATGCCTTTAAAAGGTTTCCGGCAGCTCCAGATACTGGATCACCTGATCCTGCAGGAGATAATTGTACTCCACTGGGTGGTTGTACAATCTGTGCTGGTTTGATTGCTGTTGCAGGTGGTTGTGAACCAGGAGATGGTTTTCCTTTTAAAATATCTTTAGAAACATCAACCAAAACAGAGTTTGATGCTCTAAATCCAACACCATTAACATGAAGTGATATATGAGGATATGGTTGGTTTCCTGCACCAATCGTTCTTCCAGATGCACCTTGATATCCTAATAAAGTTCCTTTAGGTATTACTTGTCCTTCTTTTGCTCCTTTAAATGGTAAACTTTTAAAGTGACCCATCAGAACTTCATATTCTTTATTACCTCTCTTGAAATAATAAGCACCATAGTATCCAAAACCTCTACCAGATCCTCCTAAAACATTTGGTGTTCCTTGAAGACCAACGGAAGGCATTCCATCTGTTCCTCTACTCTTATAAATTAAGTCAAATGGTGCATAAATTGGTGCCCCAATACCACCAGCAAGATTCATATCCAATCCAGTTTGATTTCCGTCTGTATCTCCAGTTGGCCCAATGGAAGCACCAGATGCATAAGTTTGTCCAGAATATTGTTGCTGTCTAATTGATTGTTGATCCGGAGTCGGTTGAGGACCAAATCCAGGACCAGTTTTTCTTGTGTCAGATAACCCTGAAAGAGAACTCCATTCCCTAAAATTCTTTGACAGTTCTGCAAATGCCATTACATTTTTTTCATCTCTTTGAGCCGTTTGATTAATATTTTCAACTGCTAAAGAAAAATCTTCAAATCCATTACCCATACCTCGTTCTGCTCTTTTGAGTTGACCACTTTTTCTTGGTTGATATGGTGCTCTAGTTTGTGGTTCTGGTTGTACCGTTCCACCTTTAGAAAACTTTTGTGGTGGTTTTGCTGCAGGTGTTGGAGTTTGGGATGATTGAGATGTTGAAGACTGAGGAGTAGTTGCTGGATACATTGAACCAGGTGCCATGAGTGTCATTGGCACATTTGGTGTTGAACTTGGTTTATTATTTTTTTCTCTTTTACTGAGTTCCTTTTCTAGTTGCGATATATCTTTATCTGATTGATCTGCCATTTTCAGACCATCATCAGCCTCTTTTTCAATTGCCTTTAAATCTTGATCTATCTCTTTTTGCTTTTGTGGTGTTAAGAGATTAATAAGTTCTCCGAGTTTTTGAAATCCTGTTCCAATTGTTGTCAATACATTTCCTACTGATTTTATAAAGTCACTATTGAAAAATTCTTCAATTTTTGCGATAATGGCAGGGAGTTTTTGAACTAAAATGCCAAGTGCAATTAATCCAAAGAAATCTAAAATTTGATCAAATATATTTCTAGCAGGAGCAGTTACAACACTTGCAAGTCTTGAGAATCTCGCACCAATTCCTAAATTTTTACTTTCTACTCTGGTTTCTTCTGCTCTTAATTCTCTTTGCTTCTCTAATTTAAAGAATAGTTCTTTTTTCTGAACTCTAAGTTTTCTTAGTTCTTTATTTGAACTAATCAAATAACTTTTAATGTTTGTGACATTCAGTTTAAGATTCTTGACTTGATTATCCATATCTTATCCGATTAACTGAATTCCATATAATCCAGGTGTGACTTCCATATAAGGATTGGCAAAGTTCACTGGAGATATCACAGGAACATCTGTTGCTTTACCTTGCATTTGTGGTATTTGTGGTGGTTTTGATGATTGTTTTGGTAATACCATTGGTAGGAAAGTCATTCCACCACCAGAACCAGCAGAAACATTCATACTGATGTTTGTAATTCTTGGTGCCGCAGATACCGATGGAGATGGAGCACTAGTTTTTGGAGAGATTGATGGTGATCTCATCCCACCTCCACCAGGTTTAGTTGGTTTAGTTTTTTTCTTTAAGATCTCTTCCTTTAAATATTTGTCAAAATCTTTAATAACTTTTGAAAATTCTTCAGATACATCTCGTTGATAATCAGAAACCGTGAACAATTTACGAATTGCTTGTGTAAAAAGTACCCATAGTCTTCCAGCATTATCATTGATGTCTTTTAAGAGAGGTCTGAACAACATTGAAGAAGTTGTTCGAATAACTTCCTCTCCTGGAGCAAGCATTGCTTTGACACTATCAACAAATCCGGATCCTTTACCAGGAACTGTTCCCCCACTTGCAAATCTTGGTGTTTCTCCAAGATCTTTCAGAAGTGATAAAAGAAAGTCCATTTTTACTTCACTCTGTGTAGCAGAACCTAGATTTATTATTTTTTCAAGAGAATGTTGCGGTGAAGATTGATAATTTTTTTCTTTCTCTAAATCAGATTGTATCCTTTCAATAGTTTTACTTCTTTTATTTGGATCATAACTGTTAATCCTATTAATGGTATCTTTTCTAGTTTTTTCCATCAATGGATCAGTCACTTTTTTAATTGCAAACTTTCCTAACATCTCAAGTCCAATACCTATTCCAAGAGTAGCTCCACCTCTTAATAAAGAACCTGGTGAAATTTTAGGCAGACTAGGTAATTTAAATCCTCCAGTTCCCTTTAAAGTTCCTTCTGGTGTAAAACCACCTTTAGTTAACATTCCAGTTGGATCTATCAATCCCTTGCGAAGTAGTCTAAATCTATCTCCAATATTTGATTTTCCTTCGATAAATCTGGCGAAAGATTGATTTGTACGACTTACTGACGGTCCAGATATTGGTTTTGGTACACTTGGTTTTGGTCCCTCAGGAGGTTTTTTTTGAAATATATTAAATAATCTTCCAGGCAACTTCCATAAAAATCTTCCAAGCAGAAAAAGTCTTCGAACCCACTTAAAGACTTTAAATCCTATAATTGTAATAACTGCTGGTACAAATGCCTTACCAATCCAGTAGAAAATTTGATCTAATAACTTTCTATTATTTTCGTCTTGTAACCACTTAAACGCAACATTTAAAACAATACCACTAAGAATAAGAGAGAAAAATTCTTTGATCTTATCAAAAACACTTTTAATTGGAGCAGTAACTCTTTCTGCAATCGACTGTCCAACACCAGCAATTTTTTTACCAACACCTTCTACGGATTTTTCTTTTTCTGCGACTTTTCTTTTTGACTCTGCTGATTTTATTTTTTTAACTGCTTCTTTCTCTTCTACAATTCGCATTGCAAAGTCAAGAGACAGTTGCTTCTGAATCTCAACAAGAATTCTATTTGTTTCTGCTAGTGCTTTGTAAGTATTTTCTTCTGTATCTTGCTTTTTAGATAAGACTTTTTCAGCATCTAATGGCTTTGGTTTCAGTGCCTCAAGTTTTTCTGATAAATTGATTGGTGATCTAAAACTAAATCTCGTAGTTCTTAGTTTTGGTGTGACTGGACTTGTGGATGAGATCGCAGAAGATGCACGAAGTACCGAAGAAGAGATATTTCTCTTGCTCAACTTCGGTACTGCTGGTGCTCTATAGATCTGATTAATGTCCACTCTGCTGCTGTGCTTTTAGGTTTTCTTCTTCAATATACTGTTCAAGTAAAGTAAGGTATACTTCTCTCTCCCAGGGAATCATATTTTCGAGCTCTGTTAATGAATATTTATGGTGCTGCATGAGGGCAAAATTAACCTTGTAGTATGACTCAAGATTAGTATGAGCCATACCTAGCTGAAAAAACTTGCCAAACCCTCCAGAACTACTTCACTTTCAACACCAGTGTTTGGATTTTTTACCGTGACTGTATGAGACAGTTTGGGCATCGTGACAAAAAATGTTTCGATCTCTTTGAATTGCTTTGTATTAAGTTGCTCTAGAAATTCATCAAGTTCTTTTTTGGTGCAATCTGCTGCACTCCAACTTTCTTCCGAATCGTAGATGATGTCAATACAAGACGTGATCATACTCAGAGACTTATTAACATCACTTGAATCATCACTAGTTTCAAAGTTATTTTCAACAAACTGTTCCAGTGATGGATACTTCAGTTTCATTGAAAGATTGTCATCAAGTTTGATAATGTTCGTGTGATCCTTATTTTTCTGAACCTTAATCGAATCAATATCAATCTCCATCTGAACTGTTGTTTCACCATCATCTGGGCAAGTTATATTCACTTCCACAGTTTCACCAACAGACTTGGCACGAACATTCAGGAACAAGTATTCGATATCAAATGTAGAAAGATCTGATACCTTGACAGATTTTGTTAAAATACAATCTGATAAAATCTGAACAATAGCATCCGTAATTTGCTTCATGTTCTCAGATTCGAGTGCCATGATGAGGATTTTTTCTTCTCTGACTAGAAAGGGTCTGTATCTAATTTTCTTTCCAGTCGAAGGCAATTCCAACTCATAGGTTGGAGTATTAATTTTTGGTAAAGGCATAATAACCTATGATAACTTCAGTTGTGATTATTTATTATCGTTCTCTGGGTCCTCTAGGAGTGGTGCTTTGAGATCCTTGATTAATTCTATTTGTAGTGTCTCTGAAAGCTTGATCTCTAAATTGTTGTAATTGCTCTTGTGTATATCTCCAAGATGTATTTTTTGTAGGAGGTTGTCCAGGTTGTGTTTGTTTTGGTGTTGGTACTTGTGGAGCAGAAGAAGATCTCGTACCTAAATCAACTCTTCTTACAACATACCTATCAAAATTAAATGTAACTGTAACCTTTAATATGTCGGCAGGACCGTATGCTACTGGAAGAGGAGTAACTGCTTTTGGGAAAGCATTAACAAACTTATATTCTAAAACTTTATTAAAATCTCTCTCAAATTTGTAAATTACCATTTCTTGAACTTTATAATCATCTGGGAAATTGAATCTTCTGTAAATATGAGGGCTCAATCCGCTTGGTATGTTTGGTGAAGAACTTGTGTATGATGCTGCTGCTGGTTCTACGTTGATTTGATTTCCACCGGCAATATAATCCATCCAACCTTCAAAAAATCTTAGAGTACTATATTCATCATCAACGTAAAAAGTTAGATCAATATCAGTATAAAGACGAGTATGAGCAAACTCCTGAGTAACTCCCATATAATTATCTTTGACTTCGGCAGTTGCATAAGAAGATGTTGGCAACGTTGCCTCAGAACAAAGATATCCCAATCGACTCATAAATCTGTTAATTTCTTTTAGTTGTGGGTCATCATTATAGCTAGTAGAAAAATGTTTTTGTAATGCAGTACTCAAAGGTATATTTACAAGATAGTAATTATTTTGAGCCAGAGTCCCTATTACACCCTTAACCTGACTCATTTTAAGTTTTTGAACAAGAGAATCGCCCACTCTAAATACCTTATACGAGTCTTACATTATTAAGTATTTAGATGTCATACAAAGGATATTACAACACTGATACTATTTCCAAAATTTTAAATATTCCATCTATTGGTAATATTTGGATTGACACTTCCCATGACGATGAGTGGAATTGTTATGACGATTCAACCCGCAAATTATACAGTAAAGTAACTGCATTTTACTGGAACAATCTTTCAGAAGAAGATAGAAAACTTAGGCTTAAAAACCATGGTATGACAGGAAAAAAACACTCAACAAAAACCCGTGAAAAAATGAGTAAATCTGCTATTGGAACTACAAAACCATCTTTACACAAGGGTGGAACTGTAGTATCTCCAACAGGTGAAATTGTTCACTTCAAGTCTCTTAGACACTTTTGTAAAGAACAAGGATTATCTGTAAGTCATGTATCAGAATTAATGAGTGGCAAAAGAAAATCTGTAAAAGGATGGAAAAATGGCACATCATTATAATAAAAGTAAATATAAACCATCATCACCAGAGAAATATAAGGGAGATCCCAATAATATCATATGTCGATCTTCTTGGGAGAGAAAATTTTGTAGATATTGTGATACCAACCAAAACATTTTGGAATGGGGAAGTGAAGAGATGTGTTTGCCATACAGATCTCCTGTGGATAATCATTATCACAAATATTTCCCTGATTTTTATATCAAAGTTAGAGAACCGAATGGTAAGATTAAGAAATACATTATTGAGATCAAACCACTGAAACAAACCATTGAACCAAAAGTTCAAAAAAGAAAAACAAAAGGTTATATCTATGAAGTTGTTGAATATGCCAAAAATCAGGCAAAGTGGGAAGCAGCACGAGAATGGTGTGCAGATCATGGTTATGAGTTTAAGGTCTTAACAGAAAACGAACTCGGTATTCAGTAATGCCTAGAAAAACTCTGAGAGAAAGAAGAGAACAAAACCCCACTGATGATGACAGTAATCGTCTGCGAGAGATTGTAGACGAAATCAATGGTCTTGAAAAACCTGCAGACATGATGCAGAAGATAAAACAAACTCTTCCTGCAGTTAGTAAAACCAGTGCTCGGGTCGGGGAGATTTATACCTTTGTTTACAATGCCAAAACTCCTGGAATGAGTTATGATCCTTATCCTTTAGTTGCCGTAACTGGAGTATTTTACTGGGGATTTATGGGAATCAACTTTCATTGGGGAGAATCTCGACAGTATACTTGGAGTGAAATTATTGGTGATCTTCATCCAGTTCAAGAAGAAGAACTTTCAGACATGAAACGGATATCATATGCAGATCTTTTAGAAAATCCTTCTAAATAATTAAAAAATAGCCAAATGGCAAGTATACTAAGATATCCATACGAAGCACTATTAGATACTACTGACTATTTGCGAGTTGATCTACTTTCATATGATGCAGTTAGATCAACTGGTCCTGGAAATTTAATAAGAAATAGTGTTGCATTTGATACAACAGTAACTCAACCAAAAAAAGCAAAAACATTAAGTAGTAGCATAATATTACCAATGCCATCTAATATTCAAGATGGTAATAGTGTCTCTTATGCTGATTCTAGTTTAGATGGTTTAACTGCACAAGTTTACAATGTTGTAAATGATAGCATAACTGGTGGTGGACGTAATGGAACACTTGGATCAGTGACAGATGCATTGGCAAATACTTTAAAGGGTTTAGCAGATGTAACTGTGTTAAATCCAGACGCTCAAAAAATATTTACAAAATCAATTGCAGCACAAGCAGCTAATATTCCATTTGGAGGCAACTTAACACTAAGTCAAATTCTAGCAAGAGAATCTGGTCAAATTCTAAATCCTAATATGGAACTTCTTTTTAATGGAGTGACTCTGAGATCTTTTAAATTTTCTTTTAAAATGACTCCTAGAAATCCAGATGAAGCAAAGCAAATTAGAGCAATAATAAAAACATTTAAATTAAATATGGCACCAAAGGCTCAAAGTGATGTATTTTTGAAAACACCAAATCTTTTCCAATTAAGTTATAGAAAGGGTCCAGAGATTCATCCATATTTAAACTTATTCAAACAATGTTTTTTAACTGATATGTTGGTGAATTACACTGGTGAAGGTGTTTATTCCACCTATAGTGATGGATCTCCAATTTCATATACAATGGATCTTGGATTTAAAGAACTCGAACCAATTTATGAAGGAGATTATGCAAGTAACATTACTCCAGCAAACAGTGTAGGATTCTAAAATGGGATACTTCAGAGAATTACCAGACTTAGATTATCAATCATTTCTTTCTGACAGTATCTCGTCACAGAGTTACTTAAGAGTTAAAAACTTATTCAGAAGAAATAAACTACGTGATGATTTAAAAAACGTATTTACTATTTTCAATAAGTATGAAATTGTTGATGGTGCAAGACCAGATACGGTTGCAGAAGAGTTTTATGGTGATGCAGAACTCGATTGGGTAGTTTTAATGACTGCTGGTATAGTAAATGTTAGAAATGAATGGCCACTATCGAACTATAATCTATACAAATATGCGGAAAATTTGTATGGTGGTGCAATTAATGATATTCACCATTATGAGACTATTGAAGTAAAAGACTCTACAGGAAAATTAATTTTACCTGCTGGAAAAATTGTCCCAGCAGATTTTAAAATTCACTATTACGATCAAAATCAATATTATACAAATGATGCTACAGTTTTAGGTCAAAATGTTGTAAAAATATCAAACCCTGTCGTAGGTGTTAATAATTTTGAATATGAAACTAAAAAGAATACTGAGAAATCTTCAATTTACTTGTTAAAAACTTCATATCTTCAACAATTCTTGAATGATATGCGGCAAATTATGATTTATGATCGTTCTTCTCAATATATTGACGAATCTTTAGTTCGTACTGAAAACACTAGAATCACGATGCCATAAGAGTTCTAGTTTCTTATCAAATATCATCACATATCGGTGTTTGCGGGAGCGTTCTTTCCATTCTCCTGCAGCACCTTTAACTTTGCCTCTAGAGTGTTTAGTTCCGTCTGCATAGTAGAAATCTTTCTTTGGGTCCGAAAGTCCGCAATATTTAAAATTACAAGCCCGATAGATTGTACCAGAATGGAAATCACTATCAGCGTAAGAGATGATTGCTTTAACTTTAGTATCCTTCCGTAACTGTCTAATCGATCTTGAAACAAACCAAGAAGTGATATTATGTTCGGTTCCTTGGATTTCAGGGTGTATGCAAAGTCGTGAAAGTTCAAAGAGTCCTTCTTGCTCATTTCGTTCTAATCCAAATGCTCCTTGTGCGATTTCAGGCACAGGAAGTCCAGTAAAGACACAGACTCCCAGAATACCACCGATATTCAAAGGGCAAAAGTCATTGCCCTTATACAGACCATAATTATACCCTGATCGAAATCCTTTAGAAAAGTCCTTAAGATAATGAAACCGCAGAAGTAATTCTGCGGCTTCGGACTTACTTACACGATCAATGTAGTAATCAGACTTCACTCTTCGGCAAGACGAGCAAAGTAAGACAGAGCATCGTCATCATCATCCTCCACAGGTGCCGCAGCACGGCGGGTTGGTTGAAGACTGTTGAGTTCGGTGCGGAGGTCTTCATCAAGATCCTTCACAGGACCACGAGAATACTCTTCTTCATCAGCAACATCAGGATCTTGATAACGAGGAGTGCCTTTGTTACCCAGCACATATTCAAGACGCTTCTTCAGTTCATCATAGGACTTGAACTGGTCTGCAGCAACGAGTTCGGCAAGTGAATACTGCTTCTTCCACACTGCTTCCATCACATCATCATCGTCCAGAAGAGGTGCAGAGGCAGCAAACTCACTGGAGTCATAGTTGCGATAACCAGCAACGTTCTTTGCCTTCAGTTTGAAGTTGGCACCCTGCCAGAAGTCAAACGGATCAATTGCTTCCTCATCTTCAAACTCAGGTTGCATTGCGGCAGTCAGTTTGTCAAAGATTTTTTTACCATACTTAAACAAGAAGACTTTACCCTCATTTTCAGGGTTGGCAGGGTCTTTCACCACATAGATGTTGGACGCATATGTCAGTTTGCGCTTCTGCTTACGTGCCAGTTCTTTGCCAGCATCAGTACCATTGTTCCACAGTTCAGAGTTCAGTTCCGACACAGGATCTTTCTGACCCAGAGTGGTGAGACTGTTCTCAATGTACCAACCGCCAGGACCCTGGAATGCATGACTGTAGAGTTTCACGAACGGCAGGTCTTCACCGTTGGGGGCAGGCAGGAAACGGATTACGGCATAACCATTGCCACTCTTATCTACATCCAGTTTCCACAGACGGTCATCACTAGAACCGCTGCTAGTATTCATTTTTTCAACTTCTTTAACCAGTTTGGCAGTAAGATTGCCAAGTTTAGATTGCTTCTTAAGGTCAGCAAAAGACATTTGGATTACCTCGGATTAATTGGATTCGGGGGATTACTCGGATAGTATAACAGGGTTTCTCTCAACGGTCAATGTATTTCTTGAGAGATTCAATTGTCTTGTTCATACTATTGAATAAAAATTGCATATCGGTCTCTGGTGGGAATCCCATCAGCGCCACCGACTTGCGTAGTTGCTCTTTCATTTCAACCGCTTCTGGATCGTCTGAAAGGGACAACCTAGTATACATCACTCTCTGCTTTTCTAGCAAGAGCTCAAGTTTCTCAATGTGTTCCAGTTTGGTCTCACGGGGCATTCCACCAAAAGTAAGAATACTTCCGTAAATTTCTTCCTGTAACTTATTGATTTCTTTCAGTTCATCTTGAATAATATCGGAGTCAAAAAAGCTACTCATCTATGATTTCCCGTAAAATCTTTTTAAATTGGAACACATCAATATTTAGAAACGGATTATATTTCTTGATTTTTAGACTGACGATTTCCCACACCGGGTCCAGCAGTTTCTTATCAAACTTATTCCCGAACAGGAATATTTTATCATAGATCACTAGGGTTTCTAGGCTAATCTTCCCGCTCAGGAACTTCTTAAGAACGGGTGGATGACCTTTGGAACAGTTCAAGGCATCGTCTAATTTTGTCTCCGAGAAGAATTCGTTGCTTTGTTCTTTGAACAAGTATGTCAAACTCTGTTGTCTTCGCATCCAATCTGCGTAAGTCCTTTCTCCAGAATTGATAATTTCTCCAATCCATATTTGATTTACACTAGTAGATTCTACAAAATTTGCAACTAAAAAATCAACAACTTCTTTATCAGAATATTTTCTCGACGTTTTTTCGAAAAAATATTTATCACGACGACGATTAAAAGATGTAATAGTTGCTCTTACTTTTTTGTTATATTTGAAGTAATCATATTTTGGATTTGTGAAATGCGACTTTAATGCGAGATACTCACAATAGACTTCAAACGGTGCCATAACTATTTTTTCTTTTCTCTGTGGTATTTTTCCCTCTTATATTTTAGCACATCATCTCTATTTTGTTCATACCATTTTTTATAAGTTTCTTTTCTTTGTTCTTTTCTTTTTTCTCTATATTGTTTTTGTTTATCTGGATTATCTTTATAATACTGTCTATGATATTTTCTATTCCACTCTTGAATATGTTTTTCTCTTTCAGCAAGGTCTCTGGATATTATGTTTCCATCTACACCACCATCCCTTAAATTAATTAGAATGCCTCCGTCACTTTTTCTACCATAAAGAGAAATAAGCCACTTTTCATATTCGTAACTTTCTTCTTCATTTTCAAATTCTTTAACGATTACTATTCTATCTTTTGGGGGACAGATATTTGCCCCGCCTCTAATATGAGGTTTATAGCACCTTCTACCAATACCTTTACCAACATAGTAAGGAGTCCTGTCTTCTCTCAAATAGAGATAAACGTAATACATTTCTGCTCTTAACTTAGGTGACATAAGTATTTATACAAGAAAAGGGCAGCAAGTGCCCCCTTCTCACCTGAAAAGTGTCACCTAAGTCAGGCACTATTATTTATCTCCCATTATAGAGGCAATCTTGCTCGGGAAGTTTTCTTCATGAAATTGAGACGAGTTGCATCCCACTTAAGTCTTTCTTTTAAAGGTTTTGAAATGAGTTTAGTAACTGATTCTACCTCAAGACTATTGATTTCACAGTAATGACAAATAGCATCAATATAATTCATATTTTCTGCTGCCACAATATGTTCAATCTCAAGAGCAAACTTGGAAGGTGTTAAAAACTTATTCTCGATTGCCTGTTCTAGTTCTTTATTTGGTTCCATATAGTTCCAGTCTATCTCTAACAAACTCTCTAATGTATTGGGTGAGGAGTTTGATGTACTTTGATTTGTCTCTTTCTTCATAAACGACGCATTCTCCATTTTCACAAGCCATGATGATTACAAGTTTTTTGACTGGAATACCAGTCAGTTCGTATAGCATACAACCATATGCCATACACTGAACAAAATAATGTTCAATCCACTCTCGTGGTTTAGGTTTTTTAGAAGTTTTAAAGTCGATTATTGATAGTTCGCCATCAAACTCGGCAATACAATCTACGGTTCCAGCAATACCTAACTGCTTGCTATAAAGAGAACCTTCAAGAGCATGAATATTATTTATACGACTAAAAGTTGACTTAGAAATCTTGAATAAGAAATCTGAAAGAGGTTGAACTTCTGGAAGATCTTCATTTCTAAGATGATGTTCTGCAAGAGTGTGCATATCAGTTCCACGACTAGTTGCCTGTCGTGTAATTTTATCTGCTTCTTCCTCTCCAACTTTTTTACGCCAGTTTGCAAAGAATTGACGATTTTTGTGACTGGTTACAGACGTAATCGATACGAGTTTTAAGAGTTGATCTTCGTCAGGAACTTTATAATAACGAACACCATCTATAGTTTCTCTCTCAAGTTGAGGGAGATTCAAATCAACATGATTAAACATCAAAAACCTGCTTCCATTTTTGCCATAATGTATTCTTTAACAAGTCCAGAACGAACAATGTCTTCTACACCAAATTCAATTATATCAAAAGATGGCATTTTACGCAATACAGTCATAAAATCTACAATACCATTTCGTTCGTTAGTCTTCTGTAAGTCTGACTGAGATGCATCACCACAGAAGCAAATTTTGGTATTTTCACCAACACGAGTGATAATAGAATCCAATTCGTGGAAGTTTAGGTTTTGAAACTCATCTACAATAATAATTGCATTATCAAGAGTTGTACCACGCAAAAATGAAGTGGACCAGAACTTGATGGTTTCTTGTGATTTGAGATTTCCATAGAGCATCTCGAAGTCTGCATCAGAGGGCATCTGGAACATATACTTCACCATATTCTTATAAGGAATCTGGTAAATATCTGCCTTATCATCGTGAGTACCAGGCAGGAATCCAATCTCTCTTGTGGCGACTAAAGAACGAACAAGATAGATTCTCTCGTAAGGTGATTGCTCATCAAGAACATCTTGAAGTGCATTATAAAGTGTAATAAATGTTTTACCTGTTCCCGCACAACCATAAGCAACAATATGCTTGTCGTCATTATAAGATTCAAAAAACTTTTTTTGATTTTCAGTAATTGGTTCAATATCAATTAGATATTCTGCACTCAGAGGTTTTCTCCTCTTCATTTGTTTTGCTGTCAGACCAACTCCGATTGGTTGGTCAATAGATCCTCTTTTCCGTCTTGCCATTAGATTTTCTTTACTCGTGAACCAGGTGCTTTTGATGCTTTTCCAAGAACATCATTCCAACCAGGATGTTTAGAAATTAATTTGTTTTGCCATTCACCAACCTCTCCAGGAGAAGGACAAGTTGATGGATCGGACCAATCACGGATCCAATCTGGGTTATCTTTTTTCCACTGGTCCCAATCGTGGATGCTCATTTCCACTTCTTTTTGTTCACCAGTTTTTGTATTCACTACGGGGTACGTTGGCATTGTTAGAAATTCAAGATAATTTATTTAGATCCACTCAAGGGCGTCTGATACCGTTGGAAATTGTTCGATAAACACTTTCTTACAATCAAGTGCAATATCCATATGCTCTCTCTGAGTTCCATTTGCAGAACGAAGATTGATATAATGTATCCATGACCTGCATGATCCACTCATATAGATGCGTGTGGGGGTCGCCAAGGGCAATACAAATCTTGCACACTCCTTTGCCACCTCAGCATCTAGAAGTTGCTTGTAGAGTTCCATACCTGCCTTAAAATGGTCATTGATCTTCAACCACAAGTCTGCTTTTAGTTCTTCAGGAAGATCATTAGTGGAATTCTGACGATTCTTGGTGTCCTGACGACGAAGTTCTGGTACAGGAATTTCCTCACCTAGCAAAGAAGAATCTGCATAACGTTGTGAAAATTCTTGGTATGTAAAACTCCTGTGTCGTAAAATTTGTGCTGCGATGCCACGATTTGTTTCGATCTCAAGAGTCATAAAAGACTGCTCAAAAACAGACCAATGATTATGCTTAATACAATAAGCAAGCAACTTGGCATAGTTTTCGTTGTCTTGATTCGCAGGGTTGCTAACTCTAGCAACATACGCCATTGTTTTTTCTGCATCGGGTGTCACACTGATGAGTTTTACTGTCATTTCTTTCCAAATCCTTTTGATGTTTTTGCTTCCAGTTCTGCAAGTTCTTTCTTTACTGCTTGCAGTTGTTGTTTCATTTCTACAATTCTTTCTTCAGTATAAAGGTGATCTTGCTTGACAAGTCTTTCAAGCAATTTCACGAGTTCTCGTGCTCTACTAGTCATCTAAATCAGAATCCTCAAAAATTTCATCGTAATCTAAAATTGGTCTGTTTCTGACTTCTGGTTCAGTATATTTACTGTATGCAGAAACATCAGAATACACTTCTGCTTTGAGAGAATCAACTAAGAGTTCTAGATTACGAACAATGAGTTTTAGTTTGTCTTTATCCATAAGATATCATTCTCTCAAAGCATTTTATCATAAAAAAAGGAGGGGATCAACCCCTCCTTAAAAATTTACTTATAAATCCACTGAATGTACGTTGATAACAATATCGTCATTAACGCAATTGCAGCAGTTGAAGAAATTAGAAATTGTACCATCACTTTGCTCCAACTAGTTGTGCTAGTTGTGCTTGATGACGACGATCTTCTTTTTGTTTTTGTTCTTTAATAAGTTGTAGGAAGTTAAGTTTTTTCACTTCTGCACCTCCGCATTTCTGCAAGGACGGTATGCTACTCCACGATATGTGTTTTGTGGATGAGCAGGAGCGTGTGTTTGGTTATACCATGACACATACTCTTTCTTTGCATTTTCGGTGTCGTACTGACAACCTCTATAAACGACTTTAGACATTAGGTTTTCTCCTTAATTTTGAGGCTAAAGAGCGTTCCTTCAGTCGGCTTTTGCGTCTATGGGACAAGTTTTTGGAGAGACTTGTTTAATCTCCCAAATTAAATCATTCTTTGCTTGTTTGGGAATATCTACTGTGTAAATTCTCCCAACCATTAATTGTGCCTGTAAGCAAGTTAAAATGATTGCTTCCATAGATGAACGTTCCGTTCCGAGTCGGCTTACTTCCGTCCTATTTAATTTTTAGCACTTTATAATTACGTCTTTTCGCAATTCTAATAGCAATCGGTCTTCAATCTTTTGGTGAACAACATCGTCGTTTTTAACGATGTCCATTAGTTCCCACGCTGCATTACAACTTATTGTGACTGGATATTCAGTTTTGATAAGTTGTGGTGAAGCAACAGAAAGAAGTGGAACCCATGCTAAAAGCAAAAGTGCTTTAGTCATAGGATGAACGTTAGGGGATTATTATACCCCTATTCATAGTATATAGGTAGTTTTGTGTGTATTTCCTGATACAATTTTAAAAAACTTTAGAAACCAAAAATTTTGCCGGAAAAATTTCCCCCTATTTGGGGAATCACTTCCTCTTTTTGGTTTTCGGTGCTTGATAACCCCACAGTTTAGGATTGATTCTACCATAACCAAAGTCAATACTCTTCAAATTCTCACGAAACTTATCCCAGTACATATCAAACAATTTAGATCTCGTACCTCTTGTGAGATCAAAACAAATATTTTCTTCTACAAAATACTTGACAATATAAGCATCATTTGGTGCTTCTTTAGTGCAAACTTCAGCATACGAACCATTTTCAATCAGAACATCACACCCATAACGTGCTTTGCAATTCTCTTTTTCTGCTGGTGTCCAATAATCCATATGCTTTTCCGTATTGTGGGGTTTTTCAACTACATCACGAACTTGACTCATGAACGACCTCCCCACCTAATTTGAGGAAATGCTTCTGAAACAATTTCTTTTGTAATTTTATATTTTTCTTGCAGTTTTTTGTCTTTAACCAGGCAAATAATTTCTGCTTCAAGAGGATGAAGACCTTGTAAAAGATTAATAAACATTGACTCACGCCGAATAGCACTCATACTATCGTTACCACCTTTGATAAAATGATAGAAGTGCTTGAACTCTTTACGAATTGTGGTTCTTGCTTGAGTATCAGATACTCCTAGAGAGAAAGAACCTGATTCATACATGGCACGAATCTCTTCTGTAATCTTAGTTGAAAGAGTTCCACTATGAACGGTCTGATCATCATAACTTGAATAAGGAACTGGTCCATCAGGAAGCATCGTGATGATAGATTCATCAAAATTCCAAATCAAAAGAGCCCGAATTGAATCGTGGTTATATTTCTGAAGTAATTCTACTTTCTTTTCTTTAGATCTTTGTTTTGAGATTAAATCAAAAATTTCAAAAGCAAGAGGATTATTGGGAAGTTCTACAATAGGAGTTTCTTTTACTGCCTTTGTTTTACTCGTCGTTGTCTTCTTCTGTGTCGTCGTAGTCATGATAGTTCTCAAAATTAAATGCAATCACCTCATCTGGAATCAGGTTACCCTGGTTATCAAACATCTCGGGGTGAGGTCTTGGAATTTCCCGATAGTTCATCATATATTCTCGTGCTACCCAACCCGCCATTACTCCCACTATAAGAAACAAAACGGTTAGAAAGGAACCGAAAACTAAACTAACTGCGAGCATTTCTTTTACCTCGGGAAACTACTTTTCTTTTCCTGGACTTAAAGGA